CATAGAAGTTTAATAAAACCTTTTCCGTTTTGCTTGACATTATTCCAACGAAGTGATAAATATACACATATAAAGAGGATTTTATGGCTACTTGGCGAAAATATTTTAACAGTTCAAACGGTGGATTACCTGTAAATGTAACAGGCAATAACTCCGATGGATATAGTGCAACACATTCGAGATACAGCAGTTGGCTTCCAGAAGTCTATGCTGGCAGTCCTAACAGGTTAATGAGATACATGCAGTATGACCAAATGGACAACGATTTAGAAATTAATGCGGCACTAGACATTCTTGCAGAATTTTCCACTCAAGAGGATGACACAACAAAAACTCCGTTTAGGTTTAAATTTACTGAAGACCCTAGTGAAACTGAAATGAAAATTTTAAGTAAAACACTAGACCAGTGGAACAACCTAAATGATTTTAGTCGCAGAGCGTTTAAAATGGTAAGAAGTACGTTAAAGTACGGCGACCAGTTTATGATTAGAGATCCAGAAACTTATAAGTTATATTGGACAGATCCAGCAAACATTGAAAAGGTTGTGGTTAACGAAAGCAAAGGTAAGAAAATTGAAACTTACTATGTTAAAAACTTAGAAGCAAACTTTGAACAATTAGCGGCAACATCAGCCGCGGCTATCCACTCCAGACCATATGGCGCAGGCGGCGGAATGTTAGCAGGTGGAAACATAGGAGCCAGTGCTGGTAATTATAAAATACAAAACGATCCAAGTCAAGGTGCAAGTCAAGGCATGCCAGTTGATGCAACACACGTTGTACAACTAAGTTTAACAGAAGGCATGGATCACAACTGGCCCTTTGGTATTAGTATTTTAGAACCAGTATTTAAAGTGTTCAAACAAAAAGAATTATTAGAAGACAGTATTATTATTTACAGAGTGCATAGAGCACCTGAAAGAAGAGTGTTCTTTATTGACGTAGGTAACATGCCTCCTCATAAAGCACAACAGTATCTAGAAAAAATTAAATACGAAGTACAACAAAAACGTGTTCCTAACAAAAACAAAGATGGTGCAAACGTAGCCGATGCGGCATATAACCCAATGAGTATGTTAGAAGATTACTTCTTTGCTCAAACGGCAGACGGCAGAGGCTCTAAAGTTGACACATTACCAGGCGGTACAAACTTAGGTGAGATTGACGACTTAAAATACTTTAACAATAAACTGTTACGAGGACTTCGAGTTCCTAGTAGTTATTTGCCCACTGGTCCAGATGACGGAACAGCACAACATAATGACGGTAAAGTAGGTGTAGCATACATACAAGAGCACCAGTTCTCAAAATACTGTCAGCGTTTACAAAGACAAATTATTAGAAATTTAGATAGAGAATTTAAAATGTATCTAAATTATAAAGGTATTGAACTTGACAACAGTACATTCAGCATTGAGTTTACAGATCCGCAAAACTTTAGTAGTTACAGAGAGTTGGATCTAGATACACAACGAGCTCAACTGTTTACAAGTCTAGAAGCAGTACCATATTTAAGCCAACAGTTCAAGTTGAAGAAGTACTTAGGTCTCAGCGAAGAAGATATGAAAGACAACGAGCACTATTGGAAACAAGAGAACAAGTATAGTACAGCAAATGCTGGAACAGAAGATGTAGGATTGAGAAATGTAGGTATTAGGCCTGGACCGAGTGCAGACTTAGATATCGATACACCTATCGACGATATTCCAGATCCTGCACTAGATGTAGAAACTCCAGATGTTACCCAACTAGACCCATCTGGTACACCGGGAGAACTATAATGAAATTAAATGAATTTTATAATCCAGAACATGATAGATCAGTAACAAGAGATTTTGACGATACTCGTAAAACTAAAATTACTTTAGAAACTCTTAACAAGTTAAGAAAGTATAGAGAGTTGAAGAAGAAAGAGAATATCGAGCAGGCAGAATTTGCATCTATTATGTATTCCAAAGCACAAGAATCAGACGCCGGCGCACTATAAATGAAATTGGCTGTTGTAGGCTGTAGTTGGTCTAGCCGCGATATAGAATACCCCGATATAGAATTTGGTCAGTTAGTAGCAGACTATTACGATGCTGAATACATTAACATGGGAAAGCCTGCATGTAGTAACCCGGGCATAGCACTCCAAATAGATTATCTCTTAGACGGCAAAATGGGCAGTCTTCCTGACCTAGTAATAATTAATGCCACCACAGTAACAAGAACAGAACTTAAACTAAACAGCAAACGAAGATTTGATCCTAAAGCAAGTTGGGATAATGTGCAGTTTGACATGCTGTTTGGAGAGAAGTTTAGAGACATACATGCACCTGGGTACGGCAAAGGATACGATCCTAGCATTGTAGTCGACAGTTTCTCTACTATATTTGGTGAGGACATGCAGAAGTCGTTCGGCGAAGGTTATTTTCATCCTAGATATGAAGATGCATTTACACAAAAATCATATGAAGCAATGAAAAAATGGTTTTTATACTTCTTTGATGCTGACTTAGAACGATATAAACAGCAAATGATATTACTTGGCTCCTGCTTAAAACTAAAAAAGAAAGGCGTTAAATTTATTTTTTGTCCTAACACATTCGACTGGGCTGAAGACTTATACTTACAAAAAGACAAGCCTAGTACAGAGAATCCAGAGAAAGCAGTGACATGGGAAGTGCTACAAGCAGATGAGTTGTTATACTCTGGCATAGCAGAATCTTTATGGTTAGAAGACGAAGTATATGGTAGTCATGAAAAGAGCCCAGGTCAATGGATAGACAATCATTTGCCTGTTGAGTGTCATATGGACTTTACATATAAAGTTATATCACACATAAATCGGCACAACTTGGCTAAATAAAAGCATATACAAAAATACTAGAACACCCACATCAAAACAAAAAGCAGTCAAAAAAGGCTGTTTTTTCCACAAAAACACATCTTTTAATAAGTAAACATACATTATATTATGTATACTCACGAAAGTGTCTACACATAATCATTTAAATGAAAAACTTTTATTATATTAGGAGCTCATAATGTCAGAACGCAGTAAACTAGAACAGGTTTTAGAATTCCTACTTGCGGAAGATAACGAGCGTGCCGAAGAGCTACTTCACGAATATGTCGTTGAAACTGCTCGTCAAGAGTACGAACGTATATTGGATGAAGATGAAGTAGTAGCTGAAACTAAAGACGAAGATGAGTCAGAAGAAGAAGCAGTTGAAGAAACTGTAGAAACAGATGACGAAGAAGCAGTTGAAGAAACTATAGATCAAGCAGATCCTGAAGCAGATTTTATCTCAGATGTTGAAGAAGCAGATGACGAAATTGAATCAGATGAAGTTGGTGAAATGGAAATAGACGGAGAAGGTGAAGAGGAAGAAGGCGAAGGTGAAGAGTTAGAAGACAAAGTCGACGAACTTGAATCAGAACTAGAAGACCTAAGAGCTGAATTTGAAAAATTACTTTCAGACGACGAATCAGGTGACGAAGAAATTGAAGGTGATATGGAGCCTATGGGTGACATGGAACCAGAAATGGAAGAAGAATCAGTTGAATATGATTTAGACGAAGAAGTAGCAGAAGACGATGACGAAGTTGTCGAAGAAGCAACTAAACTTCAAGACGCAGTAGCGGCACCAAAAGGTGGCGATGCAGGCGAAGGTGAATCACCATTCACAAAACAGCCAAAAGGTACATCAGTAAGTTCACCTAACGGTGCTGGTAACCCAGTTAAAACTACTGACGGTAGCGAAGGTAACAAAGGCGAAGGCGCTAAAGTTAACCCAACTACTGACAACATTAAGGTTGAACCTAAAAAGGCGTAAGGCTTTTTTATATACTAGGAGTTTTTGACAGTGCGTAAACTATACGAATATATGAGTCCAGAACAAAGTAAGATTCGATTACTTGAATCTAACGATGGAAAAGACTTATTCATGCAAGGATTATTCATTCAAGGTGATGTAAAGAACCAGAATGGAAGAGTATATCCGAAGGATGAGATTCAACGTGCTGTTGAGAACGTAACTAGTAGATTAAGTACAGGCGAGACTGTGATGGGAGAGTTAGATCACCCAGAAGAGTTACAAATAAACTTAGACCGAGTAAGTCATATCATTACAGAAATGCAATGTGATGGATCGAATGGTTTAGGTAAACTTAAAATTATAGATACACCAATGGGGAATATTGCAAGAGCTTTATTAAAAGCAGGAGCAAAGTTAGGTGTGTCCAGTAGAGGGAGTGGTAATGTTAATGAAAGCGGTAAAGTTTCCGATTTTGATATCATTACTGTAGATATAGTTGCCCAACCAAGTGCCCCGGATGCCTATCCAAAGACCATTTATGAGTCTTTGTTTAATATGCAAGGTGGTAGTATGATACATACTATTGCAGAAGACTATACACATAACAAAAACCAAGATGTTGAAAAGCATCTAAGTAAACAAATCGTTAATTTTATTAACGAATTAAAATTGAGGTAGGAGACTACTATGGCAGTAAACTTTAAAGACCTTATCGAGTCTAGCGATATGAACGAAGAAGTTCGTACAAGTATCGTTGAGGCCTGGGAAAGTCGTCTTGCCGAAGCCCGTGAGGAACTAACAGCAGAATTAAGAGAAGAGTTTGCTCAAAGATATGAGCATGACAAAGGCTTAATTGTTGAAGCAGTTGATGGGTTTATCAAACAAAGAGTTGAAGCAGAAATGCTTGAACTTGCTGAAGATAAACAAGCAGTTGCTAATGAAAGAGTTGCTTACAAAAAGGCTGTTAGCGAACACTCTGTAAAATTAGAGAAGTTTGTCGCTGAACAACTTGCAAAAGAAGTTAAAGAGTTAAGAGCAGATAGAACTAACGTTCAATCACATGTTACTAAACTTGATGATTTTGTAGTTGAGCAGTTAAGCAGTGAACTCAAAGAGTTCCACGCAGACAAGCAGGCTTTAGTAGAGCAGAAAGTGAAAATGGTTAGAGAAGGCAAAAAACAACTTGCTGAATCTAAATCAGATTTCATTAAACGTGCCGCTGACAAGGTTGAAACTGTTGTTAACAAGATTGTAAAAGAGAATGTTGCAACGTTCAGAGACGATATCACAGCCGCAAGAGAGAACGATTTCGGTCGTAGAATATTTGAATCATTTGCTAATGAGTATAGATCAAGTTACTTGAACGAAAGCTCAGAAGTTAAAGATTTACAGAAAGAAATAGCTGAAGTGACTAAAAAGTTAGCAGAAAGTAAAACAGAAGTTAAAGCGAAAGCAGAAGCAACTGCAATTACTGAAAGCAAACTGAGAGTAGCTGAAGACAAGTATGCTCGTAAAGAGCAGTTGGATTCATTACTTAAACCTTTAGCAAAAGGAAAGAAAGAGATAATGGTGGACCTTCTTGAAAGTGTAAAAACTGAAAATTTAGAGAAGCAGTTTAATAAGTATCTTCCTAGTGTTTTAGACGGCGAAAGCACACTTAAAGAAGATCGTAAACCATTAAAAGAATCAGTGACATCAGAACACACTGGTAATAAAAGCGTTCAGCCTTCAACTGAAGATGAACAGGGCGTAGTCGAAATTGACGAAATCCGTAAATTAGCCGGACTTTCAAATTAGGAGATAAGAAATGGCAGAATTATTTGAAAGCAATTGGTCAGCAACTAAGGATGCACTACTTGAGGGTTTAAGTGGTTCACGTAAAAGTTCACTAGATGTGGTCCTTGAAAATACTAAGAGACATCTTCAGGAATCAGCTTCAGGTGGAGCTACACAGGCTGGCAATATTGCTACATTAAACAAGGTTATGTTACCTTTGATCAGAAGGGTTATGCCTTCCGTGATCGCAAACGAACTTGTTGGTGTACAACCAATGAGTGGCCCAGTAGGCCAAATTCACACATTAAGAGTGAGATATGCAGACAACACAGCGGGTACTAACCCAGGTGACGAAGCATTAAGCCCATTCAAGATTGCAAACCAATACTCAGGTAACCCAGACGCCACAGCATCAGCTGAAGGTACTGCTGGTAACAAAATGAGTATTCAAATCTTGAAGCAAACTGTTGAAGCAAAAACAAGACGTTTAAGTGCTAGATGGACATTTGAGTCAGCTCAAGATGCCGAAGCAATGCACGGACTTGATGTTGAAGCAGAAATTATGCAGGCACTAGCACAAGAAATCGTAGTTGAAATCGACCAAGAAATTATCGGTTCACTAAGAACTCTTGCTGGCGCAGGTACAACGTTAGACTTTAACGGTATTAGCAGTGACTACAAACCAACTTACGTTGGTGACAGACATGCTTTATTGGCTGTTGAGATTAACAGAGCGGCAAACAGAATCGCGGCAAGAACAAGACGTGGCGCTGGTAACTACATCGTAGTATCACCAGAAGCACTTACTATTTTACAAAGTGCATCTACATCTACTTTTGCTAGAACAACAGAAGGTTCATTCGATGCACCTACTAACACTAAACTTGCTGGAACATTAAATGGTTCTATCAAAGTGTTTGTTGATTCATATGCGGCAGACGGTACTAAGGTACTAGTAGGATATAAAGGTTCATCAGAAACTGATGCTCCTGCGTTCTATTGTCCTTATATCCCATTAATGAGCACAGGTCCAGTTATGGATCCGAGCACATTTGAACCAGTAGTTTCGTTCATGACCAGATATGGTTATATTGAACTTACTAACACTGCTTCATCTTTGGGTAACGCGGCAGATTACGTTGACGCAATTACATTGTCAAACGTAGCATTCCAGTAAGAATTACTTAACGGAATAAAATTAAAAGCACTTCCTTCGGGAGGTGCTTTTTTTTGAGTTTTTGACCAAAAAGATAAATACAACATATAAAGTTGAACTTTAGGCGAGACATATGACAAATAAAACAAATTTCAGTCCAGACGGTAATCTATTCGTAAAAGGCGGTGTAACATCCGAGAGTTACTTAGACGTCACAGGTAATACAACAATTGGCGGAGAGGCCGATATTGCAGGTAACTTAGTTGTTGCAGGTAATATGGAAGTAACAGGCGATATAACTTTTTTAAGCGATACACAAACGGTTAACGCGGCAGACGGGTATGTTATTAACAGCGACAGTGATGTC